AGTAGTACCACCAGGGAAAAGATAACGTGCCGGCCCAGTACTAATCGGCGCAGAAACAACACTTGCACCATATCCAGTGATTGCTCCAAGAACTGCAGTTGCTTCAGCTCCAACATGAGTTGGAGTAGAAATGCCAACAGTTGGAGCACTTACATAACCAGAACCACCATCTACAATAGTCAAACTATGGACTGATCCAGTTTTTGCAAGACCTACAACTGTAGCTGTTGCACCAGCTCCACCACCACCCCTGATACTAATAAGAGGAATAGTATCATAACCACAACCTGCGTTTGTGATATTAATATCTTCGACTCTTCCACTTTTACCATCACAATTCGGATATACATACGACACTGATGCTATACCTGTGGCAGTAATTTCACCATCTGGTGCAGAAGAAAAGCCAACTGTAGGAGTAGATGTGTAACCTCTACCCATATTTGTCATTCTTATTCTACTAATGGATCCAGATGCACAAATATTGGGTGTTGCAGTAGCAGTTCTTCCTGATCCAATTAATGTAAGTGTTTGGATATATCCAATTTGTGCAATTTCATCGTCAATTTCATCAACATTAGTATCAATAATTTCATCTTCATATCGGAAGAGTTCACACTTAAGTTCGTAAACATAAGTTTTCTTAAGTTGATAGAAAGGTTGCTCGTGTTCTACAAACTTAATTTCAAATAATCTATCACCGAGTGGAAAATATATTAAATCCCCTTCTTTTGGTCTAGAAGTAAGTTCAATATCAGGTAAATTCTCTGTCAATGGTGTGATATAGTTCTCAAATCTCTCTTTTGAGATAATTAATTGTAAATCATCCCTATTTTCGATACCAAATTTTGAGAGAATACTTCCTTGTCCACCATATCCCTCATAATTATCAACATATGCTTCAATCGGATATGCGTCTTTGAAACTTGATTGTATTACTTCTTGAATAACAGTTTTTGATGTAACGTATCTCCTTGGTAAGTAATATACCTCAACACCATACATCTTCAATTGTTCATTGATAAGGTCTTGAACTAAACTTTGTTCAGTATTAGAACCATTTAGAAAAAAAGGATTAAGCATAATCTATCATCCTATCATGTCGAGTGGTGGAAGTTCATATGTACTTAACATTCTTTCTTGAATTCTATCTAATTCTGCTTGTGCATCATCATAAAGTTGTCTTCCATTAAACTCAATACCACCTGGAAGTTTTACACCTTGGAATTTAATTAAATTTTGACCCCATTGTCTTTTAATCAATGCCGTCAAATATGGTTTCAGGAATGAATCATTATAAACTCTTGGATAGTCATTAGGGTCACTAGTTCTCCAACAGTCAATGATGATAAACTCACCCACTCTAAGATTACTCCAATCAATATCCAGATACATTCTGTCTTGTCTTTGATTGAATCTAATTTGTTTGTGAGTGTTGAGTAAGAAATTAAGAGTTTCGATATAACTCATTGCCATTGAATATGACAAAATATCAGTATTTCCCCAATAATAAATGTCATTCAGAAATAATTGATATTTAAAACTAAACATGTTAGATGAACTAACAGATTGAGCATCGTCATATTGAAATACTTTATTAATTCCAATCACATTAGGTGGAATTTGCAAGAAATTACTGTTTTCGTAATATGTAAATGTTGTAGAACTTCCACCAATTGTCGCAGAAGCAGTAGTTGACGCAATTCCTGGTGATGAACCTGCACTTGGCGCACCAGGTGGTCTTGCTTTTCCTCTATCTACATCAGCCTGAGTGACTTGGTATTTTAAGTATACTTGTGAGACACCATCAAAGTGTCTTTCTTGGAAATATTGAATGGCGTCATCTACAAGATCTTCAATTTGTTCATCAGCAACGTTAATCTCCAAAACAGGAGCACCCAATTGCCTTAAACAATAGTCAATAAGTTCTTGTCTAGTAGTAGGCTGAGCCATTTATAATAAGATCCTATCTATAAATCTATTTATGATCTAGTATTCAACAAATCTGTTATATTTAAAAGCATTGATTTTATATCACTTACATCATCTTTAAGATTAGAAACTTCATTTTGGAGAGAGTCTATTCGTTCTCTCTCCTCAGAAACTTTTTCTCTATTTTTAATATATGATTGGAATTCAAGGTTATTTTTGTTGATGATTGCTCCAGTAGAAGAATCTCTAAAATAACCGTCCATTCCCTCAACAGGAATCATTTTTTTCATATTATGCGAATGAGATTGCACGAAGGTTTCTAATCAGTGGAGCATTTGATTGATCTGTAGAAGTACCTATAATCTTAATCCTAAAGGACTTAAATGGTACTTGATTATCAACAGTAAACTTGAACTCCTTATAAAGATTAATAGAAGGTTCTGGTTGATATGAGTCAATCTTAGGAACTCTCTTATCAGATGTTCCATTATTATTTGCAATATCCAAAATTGCTCCGTTTGATCCAATATTTGAATAACCTGGGAAAGGAACGAAGATTGTCTCATCAGGTCTAGAATCTTGATTTAGAGCATAGAATACTCTTACATCATTTTTGTTTGAAATATATCCATCAAGAATGACTTGAAGTGAAGTCGCAGGATTCTCAAGAATTACGTTCTTAGAAACATAGATGAATCTATTTGGATCATCTTCAATTCCATTAACTCTGAAGTCATTCGCATAATTAGTGATTGGTTGATTAACTCTATTTGAAGTAAAGACAACAGATGCATTATCAAGGTCAATAACAGGACTCAATCTCTTATCTGTTGAAATAAGATTGAACAACATAGTGAATGATTTTTTACCTGGGAATGAATCAGAATCCAACAATAAAGATTCATTCAGACTTGATGCAACCATTCTCTGTGAATCAAAATAGTTCTTATCAAACAATGTAACTTGTTTATATCCTTCATCAGTGAAAGATTGTTCCGAACCAGAAACACTACTTGCAGAAATTGTTCTTGCTTGTGTAATCAGATTTGTTCCCAATGGAGTAATTGTAGTTACTTTCGGAGTGATAAGTGAGAATGGTAAGTTATAAGATCCAGTTACATCAGGACCACCAGCTACAGTCTTTTCATTAAAGTAAAGTGGTGGGAAACCTTCGGCGTTTGCTGGTGCTCTATTAGTACCATTTGCATTCATAAGAACTTTCACATAATAATAATCTAAACCAATAGCACTCTCAGAAAGTTCACTTGATACGACATTTGCTAATTGATGTTCTTTGTTAATCCTTCTCAGTGATACTCCATCCAATTCATACTTGTAAATTAACTCATTCTGATCGTGTGTTGAAATAGTTGTATTGTCAACACCTCTTGTGATACCAGTCAAGGTTCTTCCATTTACACCAGTATAACTGATGATCTCATCACCAATCTTGATATATCCAGGATTTGTGCCCGCGACACCAATATTTTCAAATGTATTGAAGGTATCTGTAACAGTATCAAATGATATGAATGTTGTGGAGTCAAAACTATATGACTGGGAAAGTCTATTTGGCGTTACATCACTTCTTACACCTTCAATAGAAACACGGTTTACATTCGAATATAGACCATGATTTCTTTGGAATACTTTAATATAGTTACCTTGGTTTGTGACTGAAATTGGAGATACTGGAATTACACTTCCACCTACATCATAATTGAGTTCGGTTGTAATACCAGTACTATTTTCATAATAAAGAGGATAACTTGAATTTGTAGTAAAGTTTCCTTGGACATTATCAAGTACAAGGGTATTATTTCCTAAAATTTCAGTTACGGAAAGTTGAATTCCAGAACCTAAATTATCTGATCCAATACTAGTTGGTGTCAATACATCACCAACGACATATCCACTACCACCATTATTAATCGTTGCTGCAATAGCAACTCCATTTTGAATTGCTATGTCTGCCGTTGCATTTATACCTTTTCCTGTAATTGATGTAAGACCAATTCCAGTGTATGCAAAGTAACCTGCAGATGGAGTATAACCTACACCAGCATTGATGACGGTTAGATCTGATGTAATTGAACCTGCGAATGCGACAAGTGTTCCTTCAGCACCATTACTTAGTTGCTTAACAGTATTACCAACAACTAAACCAGTATCATTGACTGTAGTACCAATTCCAATTCTAATTTCTCTGGAATTAATTGAGAGACCATTTGGATCAATCTTGGACAGAGAATTTGGAAGAGTTGGGTTGAAGAATTGTACTGCACCAGTCTGTTTAAAGTTTGCAGAATATAATACAAACTTAAGATCTTCATATTGACTTGGTGTCCATACAGAAGCGTTTTGTGACTTGAAGAGTGAACCAAGAAGTGGTTGTTGGGTAACAATGATTTGACCCTCTTCTTGAGAAGATGTCTTAACATCTGCTTCACCAAGTCTGCTAATCCAAACCTTATACTCTGTTGAATGCGAAAGAAGAACCATCGCATATTCTTTGTTTCCATTCAAGTAGATTGGGGAATCAAAGGTAATCGTCGTTGGTACAGAACCATCATCACTAAGATTTACAAATTTTGGATCAATACTCTTCTTAGAGAATGGAAGAATTTTTGCGGATGGTGTACCGAGATTAGTCTCTCTAATTTCAAACAGAACTGGAATATTATCATCTTTTGATTGGAAGAAGATATCAACTTTTGTGATAAAGATTCCAGTTGGATCACCAACAAAGAATGTCTGGGCTAATGGATCTGTCTGTCTAGGAACATTAGTAATATTGACATTAGTAATGTTCGTGATTTCTTGTTCGATGGTAGTAACAACATCAAAACCACTTTCAATAGAAACAGTATTTGAAGTTACAACGTCACCAATTTGTCTTTGTTGACTTACATCATCTCTTGAAACAGATGCATTTCTTACGGAAAGTGTTGTTTCTTGTGTAGTATCTACATCTCCCTGAGAATAGAAAACAGATTCACCCGCAGTGGTAACAGAACCTTGAATTTGACTATTTGTACTACTACTTGTTAATCTGAAACTAGATCTTCCAGTTTCAAAGATTGGGTTTGCAGTATTTGCAGGGTTAGGTACATTGAATGAACCTTGTAATGTACCGACTCTATCACTAATAAGTCTTACTGATACAACTTTTGCCTGAGCACCACTACTATTTCCAGTCAAAATCATTCCCTGAGAAATGAATCCGCCATATTGAGTGAAGTCTTCAGAAGAAAGACTAAACGTATCAACATTAAGAATCGAAGATGATTCTGAATAGACGGATGGAATTACATTAGTTCTATCGTAAGGATTAGAATCATAAACATCGGTTGGATTGTTGTATGGACCATACTTATGATTTGCTGTTGATACTCTAAAATCAATTGAAGGTACAGTAGAAGAACTAGAATTTACAGATCCTCCATTATTCATTCTTCCACTTACATTTTCACCAACTGTGAAAATACCATGAATCATTTCAATTTCAATTAATTTTGGAACAGAAAACTTATTGACATCAACGTTATCAAAGAATGAATATAATCTAGTGAATGGTTTGAATCTCGTTCCTGTGAACTCAATGTTACGAGTTCTCATGAAGTGGATTATATCTCTCTTGACAACTCTATCGCCGAGGGACTCAGTTTCAATAACTTCATTTACAGTGAATTGTGTACCAGTTCTTTGTTGATCGAGACTAGTTCCACCAGTTGCAGAAATATTATTTACAATTGCATCACTTGCATCGACAATTTGATCAACTCCTACATCTCTTCCTCTCAATAAGTTGTCTACAAGACCATTTGAAATAACATCTGATGCACCTTGTAAGAATTCTTGTTGATTTGAGAGTGAGAGATCAACATTAACACCAACAGTTTCCCAAGAATTCCAAATAACTGGACTTACACCAACTCTAGAACCATCTTCAGTTGTGGTTACTTCTGCACCAAGAGCATCTGAAATACCCTGGAATGACCCTTCGGTCATAACATTATTAACTTCAAGAATATTGACATCAACCCATACATCAACTTCTGGAGTCAATGAAACCTCACCTTGCCAGAACTGAACAAGGAACGGAGTTACATTTTCAATTCTTGTGGCATATGGTTGCTCTAACCAAAGGTCATTATCATAATCAAGAGTAATAACTCTACCAGTCTTTTTGATGTTTGAACCAACAACCTCAGCAAACTGAGAATCTTGATTTGAATCAGAAGTAGTGCCAATACCTGTGATTGTTGTAGTTCCGAGTTCAAGATTTAATGAAGTTGTATAGTGAGATGGTCTTAAAATTCCATTTTTAGTATCAACACTGTTTCTAACACCTACACTAGTGTCTTGTGGTTCAAGACTTGTGAAATTATCTACAAATACACCAGACTTAAATCTATTATTACCATTAGCATCTTCAACAAACAGATTTAATGTACTCTGTTCGAGTTGATTCAACGAAGTGTAATATTCAAGATTCTTGATTCTTTGCTCAAGTTTAGCGATATCAGTCATTTGATATCGTTTATGTTCTACAAACTTGATTTTTGCATCAGATGTATTATATAAGTACGCAGGTAAGAATACATTTGCAATATTCATTGACCCACTAAGACTATCTGGCAGTCTTGGTTGATCATCAGGGGTACCATAAACAATACTGAAAGAACCATCTTTATCTAAGTAAATTCTATCAGCTCTTGGAAGGTAATATTCATACCCAAGAGTCATTGACTCATCGGATGCAATAATGTGTTTTGAACTCTGTTGATTTCCGTTTGATGTGTCGGCAAAGTTTCTTCCATCAAATTCAAGTGGAGATCTTGCACCTTCTGAAATACTATAATCAGTTACTCTTGGTCTAAAGTCAAGAATATCGGTATTTCTTGTGCCATTGATGGTAGAAATATCTTTACCATAATCAAAATTAGAATATGAATTTACAGTAGTAATATCACCTTCATCGGAAGTCGAATAATTTGCTGTTGCGTAGTATACTCTTAACTTCTTGGAAGGAATTCCTGCTGAACCCTTTCTAATGATTCTAGAGTAATCATAATAACCACCCTTTTGACCATTAGAGAACTTATAGTCCTTAGTTATATTCTTTGAACCCAGATTTACATCGGCGGCAATACAATTTACATTCGATTGTTCAAATTTTACAATTTCACCATTTTGGAATGTTGTATTATTGAGGTATACAAAGTATACGCTAGTATCATCTAATTTTTCCAAATATATTGCCTTTGCTCCACTAGTGGAACCAGTCAATGTTTCTCCAACAATAAGATCATTTGTAGTTGCCGTAATACCATCCATTTGGGATGTTGTCATGTATGGAGATGAAGGATTTGAGGTACTATCCGATTGGAAAATACCATAAATCTTTACAACATCAGGAGTATTCAACGAAATAATCTCATCCTGAACTCTAGTACCAAATGGATAGTTTCCATAAGTCAATCCATCATTAAGTGTAGTAGATCCAATACCTGATGCAGATACACTAGACTTGTCAATAACAATACTATTGGAAACCGACTTTAATTTAGTTTTAGATGTAATGTTATTTTTTCTGATTGTAGTAATTAACTTAGAATTGGTATCATTTGTACCTAATCCATTAATTTGTAGTGTTTTGGAACCATTAGTAAACTCAAATTTGTCTTGAGTCAAGACTTCAGTAGATCCGTCAGATCTTATGAGTGTATATCTTTCTTCATCAAAAGGTAAAAATACCTCATTATCTCCTGCATTAATTGCAGGTGTTGAATTACTTGTAATACTTGTAGTATATTGTCTCCTTATTACTAATTCTGAGTCAATAAGATCGACAGATGAAACATTCTTTTTAGGGAAAGCACTATAAAGTGCTTCATTACTTGTAATATTGCCAGATCCAACATTTCCTTGAGTTCTGGTACTAATGATTTGAACATTAGATACATTTTCAGTGGATGTTGGAAGTGCACCATCACATACACCAGTGACAGTTGTTACACCAGAAACACTGAAATTCGTTCTACCTACTCCAGTAACTCTTGCAAAGGTTGCAGTATCAAAATCTGGTCTTGAGAATCTAACAAGATTTCCTACAGTAACAATCCCTACAAACGAAAAACCTGGATCTACAGGAATAGAAATTCTTGAGATGTTACTGGAATGAGGAGATACTGATGCATTGCCAATTGTATAAACTGGAGATTGAACAATGTCACCAGTAAATGTTGCAGCAGTTCCTACAATACCATAAACTGATTTGGTGTCTGAGAGAGAATAATTTGTAGAATCTGTAACAAATCTTGCATCATCAACTACTCCGTTGAAAACAAGTCTTTCACCTTTAAAGAAATCACCTTCAACACCATATGCAGTTAATGCTGTACCTGCAGATACAGAGTACTTCAAGAATCCAGTAGCACCACTAGATTCACCCTTGATGTATACAGAAGTATTCAAGGTTACTGGTTCATTGACAGTGATGTCTGTATAAGTCTGAACATCAAATAATGAAAGATCCCAAACATTCAAATTAGGGAAAGTACTATCATAAGAACCTGATTCTAGTGCAAAATCATATATTCTTGCAACACCAATTTCCTTACCTGGTGCAGTTTCTTGATCAGTTCCTACTCTCTGACTTCTTAAACTTAATGTATTGGTTGTATTAATTCCAATTGTTGGACTACCATAGACTCTATTGAGACTAATTGATGGACCAAACCCAAAATTTACTCCTTGAGACTTTAACTTCTTAGTTGTTCTTGGTTTGTTAAAATCAAGAAGAGTAGGAGAAATAGTCTCTACTTCATATCCCTTTACATACGCCTTACCTGGAGATATTTTGTAAATTCCTAAACCATCACTTGGAACACTACCTTGTGAAGTGGTTTGATTTTGGTTGAAAATTCCTCTATTTCCTTGACCATTATTTAAACTGTCTTTTACAGTAGTGACAAACTCTTTTACATAATAATTTCCAGATTCATCAAAAGTTCTTCTTGCAAATTCATCACTTATATA